AGAAAGAAAATCCAATCCCAATTGACCAGCTATGAATACTAACTCATATCTTTTGAGTATTGATAACATATCTTGAATTTGACCTTGGTTAAAAATCATTTCTGTCCCTCCTTCTTTTCATTATCTTTAATGACAGAAGCAGTTGCTTTAGCTAAATACTTTAAAACTTCTGCAACCGCTCCTGCTGTATTATCATTCCATTCTTTTACAAAAGTGTTTTCATACTCAGTAACAGCTGGAAATGGAGAAGGAATGAAATGACTATCCTTCGTTTGTTTTTTTGACATACTGTTAAAATTTTATTCCTGCATCAATTGTATAACCAAATTTATCTTCAATTCTTATGCCGGAAACTCCAATCATAAACTTTTGTTTTAAATCTGCTCCGAATTGAATCTTATTAGTTCTTAAGTCAACCGAACTACCTATTATACCATAGAATTGTATCGTAGGAACTTTGTAAATAGTTTGTTTTTCATAAACCGTCCGTATGTTAGGCTGAATAAGAGAAGTGGCAGTAATGAGTTTATTTTGACTTACAACGGCATCAACTTTGAATGTTCCTAAACTATCATTAGAAAAATCTAAATTATACTTCCTTTGTAAATAATAATCCTGCCAAATGGCAAATAATTTAGCTGTATCTGTAGGTATAAAAACGTGAATTGAATCTGGGACTTTTACTTCATAAGGTTCCGGAACTTTTATCGTGTCTCTAATTGTTTCACCTTTTTCCCATTTAACAACAATTTCAGTTTTTGGTTTAGGAATTTCAACACTTGACCTACCCAATAAATAACCTATGAAAACAGCAATTAAAACTACGATTATTCCTCCAACTGATATTGTTATTTTATTATTCATATTATTTTGAATTTAATTTTTGGTCATATTTCTCTATCATATCTTCAAGTTGAGATATTTTTTGTTTATATTCTTTCTCTCTTCTTTGACTTTCTTCTTCGAGACTATGATATTGTTCAAGTAATTGTCCGTATTTTTGTTTTTCAAGTTCACGTTGCTTTTCGTAATCATTTCTCATTTCATTTAACTCTGACCTGAAAGATACTATGATTTCGTTGCTTAATTTGCGTTCATTTTGGTATTCAGAGTACAAAGTATCATATCTTGCTTTCCACCAAGTGTCTTTATTTTGAACTTCATTATTTAAAACATCATATCTTTTTTTCCAAAATTCGTCACCTTTCATATCAGCTTCTGCTGAAGCGTCACGAACTTCTTGTTCATATTTTCTTCTGTCTAATATCCTTGATATAACGGCAAAACCTATACCTCCAGTACCAAACAATAAAGATATAATAGCAAAAGCATTTTCAGACAACCACTCCATCTTAGAATTATTTTTGTTTGTTTATTTTAATCTTAGCTAATTTAACTCTTTTGCGATAATCATCTGCATCATAATCTGAGCGCAAACAACGAACTATTTCATCAGCAAACAATTTAACTATTTTTTCAAACGCAATTGAATAATTTTCCCAATCTGAATAGTTGTTTAAAGTACAAAGATAAAATATTGCTTTGGTTGAAGAACTTATTTGATTAAAAAATTTATACCATTCTTTGTCTTCTGAATTAACGAATTCAAAATCTCTCCAACGAATAGTAGGAGTCAAAACATCTAAATTATTTGACAAATTATAAGCAAAATCTCTTCCAATAAAAGAACAATTTTTATTTAGAGTTAATCCGTATCCTTGTTTGTTATCTCTATAAAAATCAAATGCAAGTGCTATACCATATGTTTTATGCCTACGAAAGCGATTAAACAAATCATATGCATAATCTACAACAACTTCAACTTTGCGACTTCTTAACTCATCAGCAAGTGCCTCCTTAAAAATTTTAGAAGGTTTATCAAATCGTTTGGATGTCAAATAAACTACTTTACACATGTCATTTTACGATTTATATTTTATTTATTAAAACCTCCATTTGCAGTATCTGCACATTCATTCCCAGCGGTTAAAGCAAAAGATGCATAAGAATTATCATATTTTGTCGGTACATTATCATCTGCTACACAAATAATAATTTGATTACATCCCTTAAATCCAGTCACTTTATTATTTTTACTTAAATCTGAATAAGCATAACAATTATTAACTTGTTTACAAGAATCAAAACAATATAGACTTGAAGAAAAACTATTAGTTTGTGTAATCTTAGAATAACAACTATTTAATCTTTTACAAGATAAAAAAGCTGAAAATGTTCCTCCTGAATTACTTTCACATGAAAGGTCTGTAAAACATCTGTTTAAATTATTACAAGCTGAAAACGCTAAAAATGATTTTGTTTTAATTCCAGATACATAACATTCTTCAAGATTATTACATTGATAAAAACATATAGAATTAGCGTTTCCTGTACATCCTTTTAAATTTTCACAAGATAAATAACAATCTGTGATTTCGGCTAATGAATTGCAATTATATAAATTTTTACAATTAGAATATCCTCTTGGTATAGTACCAGATGAAACAAATGTTAATATGTTACAATCATACAGATTCTTTAAATTATTAAAACAAATTGTAAAACAATTAACTGCAGATACAGGAGTATCTCTCAATGTTATATACAAATTTAATCCTTTTATTTCTTTAACTTCATCAGTTGATGATATCGGATTATATGTTACAATAGATTGAGTTGTACCAGATACCCTTAAAGACACAGAACCTGTTATATTTATGATTGCTTCCGGTTGACAATTAATAACCTTTGTATTTGAATGTAATTGAATTACATTTTCAACAGAATTACCAAAATCGTAATTCCAAGTTCCATTTTTAATCAATACCGTATGAGCATCTGGATTGTTAATTAAAGCAGATAATGACTCATCGCTATCTACAACATAATCGTAGAAACCTTTCTTGATAACTTCCGGAATATCTTCTTCTAAAATTTTATCAAGATTTCCCTGAACTTTTCTAAAAGCAGAATCAACTGTATCGTTATTATTAATTTGACTTCCCGATATTTTAGTAAAATTGCTTGAAATTTTAATTCCAGTTGCCCATTTAAATTGATTAATCCATCTTTGAATTTTTGAGATTATAGTAAATAATGAATCTCCTTTTGCAGCATCTATAGCAGCTCCTCCTGTTACTAAATCATTTGGTAGAGTTTTATTGTAAATAGCAGTAGAATTGGTAGCGTCTGTAATAGCTTGATTAGCATTTTGTATAATAGCTTGATTTTCTTCTCCTACATTATTTATAGAAATTGATAACGCTTGTTGATCTGTATCGTATGTATCTTTAGCAACAACACCCCCTGATTTATCAAGGACGTTTTTTATAGCATCTCCAAAATTAAAGAAAAATCCTCCGTTCCAAGTAATTGAATTTCCAGTTACTTTTGAAAGAAAAGAAGAAAGTTTATATTTAGCAAGACTCCAAATATTGTTTCTTTTTACTTTTCCTAAAATATAATCATCAGCAGTATAATCAGGACTTTGTTCACTAAATTGAAATACAAGTTTTTTATTAACTACATCAAAAACGCCTGCTACATCATCAATTAAAAGATTTGATGAAGTTACATGATATTGTATATTACTTCCAAGATCATCAATTAAAAGATTACCTAAAGAATCAATGTATTGCACTTTAGTTGATGTAATAGCTAAAGCAAGAGTATTTGCTTTATCTGAAATTTTGAACCAAGCCCCTACTGATAAACCTACACTTGTTGCTATATTAACAAGTTCTGAATAAGTTATGGTTGATATTGTATTTTTGTCTAAAACAACCCATTGACTCAAATTTACATCATAAATCTTATGAATCATTTGACTTGGCGTATTATCATACCAAATCATTATTATGTTATCTGGAGGAGTATTTCCTATAAAAACTCCAGAAACTTGTCCTAAATTTTTTGTTGCCATATTATATTCCTTCTTGCTTTAAAAAGTTATCAAATGCCTTTACAAATGAGTTTTCTGATTCACCCTTATTAGTTTCTTCAGTATTATTTTCATCAGAATACAAGTCAAAAGGATTCGGTTGTTCTCCTTTTTCTTTACTATTTACTTCAGTATTATTTTTATTTTCTAAAGGATTTTGGTGAGGCATTAATTGAGCATTTTTATTTTGAACAAAAGTAGCATTATTGGGAGAATCTCCTCCTTCTAATGGTTTCATTTCATATTTCTCTCTTGCTTCATTAACGGTCATAAAGCTATTGACTTTATCAATATCCATCTTTAATTCTTCATCAATAGTCAAACCATTTAATCCTACAAATGTAAGTTCAAAATCAGGATTTATTTGTTCAACGATATATTTGTTTATCTTTCTTTGAATAAATTTAAGAAGAGGATATAAACCTTTATCTTTTGAATGCTTCAATCTTTGTTCTTGACTTCCTTCAAACATACCACCACTTCCTGAAGAACGACTGATGTCCCATCCTATTTCAGTTGGGTCAATTGAATAAATAGCACAAGAAAGTTTTATCAAATATTCCATCCAAGAACTATATTCCATATCACGGTTGTTCTTCTGAAGGTCAATCCAATCTACATCTGCTTCTACAACAGGAGTTTTCCATGATTGCATTACTCCTGAAATCATAGATTGCCATTGTTGTTTAAATTGTTGTAAAGCTGCTTCGTTATTAGTTCCTTTAATTCTCAATAAACCTTTCGGAGCTGAACCTTGACTGAAGAAACGTCTATTATATTCATCTCCCCATAACATTGAAGTGATTACATTAATAAGTTCCTCAAGTTCAGAACAACCATAACCATTAGCGAAAATAGAAGTAGAAGGATTGCGAATACC